CTTGTCCACAGCGTCTGCAACCTCTGGCACGCGCTTGGTCACATCCTTGTAACTCATGCTCAAGCGATCAACCGTTGGCTTTGCCATAGCCGCATCAGCCGCTGTGCTTGCTTTTTCAATGGCACCCATCAAGCCCTTGGCAACCTTACCGCCGTCAACCATGTGGACTGGCTTATCGAATATGCTGGCGCGGCTACCACTGGCTTTTCCAATGTCGGGATTGCGCTCTTTGAGTTTATTCATCTCCTCAACATACGGCTGATAGTCTGGCGCTTCTTTGGACGCCTTCAACAACTCGTTATAATAGTTCACATCGTTTGTGCCAGCAGGAAATGTGTTTGAGTATTCGCTTGCCCGAAAAGCCTTCTTGGTCAAACCGGGTATCTTGTCAAGTTGTCTCAAGCCTTCACGATCCAAGTCCAACTTGCCAGTAGCCCAGTAGGGCATCTTCACTTCTTTAGGAATTGGCTCCATAAAGTGCGGCCTTGTGTATTCACCAGCACGCACTGCATTCCTGTAGTTCATCATCTTTTCAGATATACCGTCGCGGATACCTGCGGTGCCAATCTCTGGGTTGCCGGGGGTGTTCTGGTAGTTGTTCATCCACTTGGCTTGATTCGGCGTAATGCGGCCAGCCTTTAGTGCCTCCTGCACATCAGGGTGGTAATTGCTACCGCCACCTTCAGCCATACGCTTGACTGGCGCGTCAAAGATACTGACACGGCCACCGCCCGCCATCTTCTTAACCTTGCCGCCAATGGCCTTATGCATAGCGAATCGCTTTTGGAAGCGGGCCATATCCTCTGGACTCTCTTCACGGGTCACCGCACCACCCTTCTTCTTGCCCAACTTTTGAAGGTAAGTCAGGTACTCCTCAGAAATCAATTGACTGGGCAAGCCTTCGCCTTTGAGGCCCATTGTCCAGTCAAAGTAGCCTGATGGCTCACGGCCCTTCACCTCTTTGTGTCTCTTCACAAATTCGGGCATCGCCTCAAGCCCAGCCACTGGGTTGAACACAACGCCCTTGTCCTCGCCTTTGAGGATGACAGGGAAGCCGGGGTGCAGATCGGGACGCACCATCGTTTCGCCAGACAGAGAGAACAGTCGCGGGCCTACCGCAAAGGTCGGCACATCACCCCCATGCTCAGTGTGCAGGAGGCTTGGCTCGGTCTCACGCTTTAAGATGTCCGTGGGGCGGAAGATCACGCCCTTGCCACTTTTCTCGCCACCTAGCGCCACACCACCTTTGCTTGGGGGTATACCTTGCCCAAGCATTGCATCAGCCAGTGCGCCACGCTTCTCAAAGGTATCGGCCTTTTGCCAAATCTTTGGGTCGCGGATGTCTGCGCCTTCACCAAAAGTAAGCGCAAGGTTGTGATTGATCTTGCCCGCCAGTTCGTCAGACAAGTTGCCCTGCTTCATTGAGTCTGTAAACCCCTTGCGCAACTTGTTGAACACAAGCGGGTTGGTCTTGAGTTGGTCAGCAGAGCCAAGTACGGTTGACCATAGGGTGTTGTCGTCAGACTGGTTGATCATCTTGCTTGCGGTGCTTTTCTCTCCCACACCCCAAGCCGCATCTTTGTAAAACGGGTCAACTTGCTGGAGGCCAGAGAACATTGGCCCACCGATGTTGCCGCCACCCACACGGGTGCGGTCAGCCTGCGTGATCTTGAGTTTGCCTTTGCCCTCAAGGTTCATGTTGCCCAGTGCCTCGGACATTTTCATAGGCGCAGTGGCCTTGGTCACATCAGCGGCCATACGGCCAGCATTGACTCGGTCTGCCGCCTTTACGGCTTGCGCAACAGCCAATTGCTCCTCTGCCATCTTGTCAGCAAGTTGTATTGCCTTCAATCCGCCTCTGATTGCCTTGGTTGGATCAGCCATGTTGTTCCTTATGCAGAATACGGGTTCACCCGCTTCGGTTGGGTGAACTCCAGATAGTCGTCGTCATTATCGGGCGGTTCGGGATTGATGTCGAGCCAATTCATGTCCTTCAATAACCGAATCGCTTGCGTTGCGCTATCGACGTAGTCGTCGTGTGCGGCATCAGGGAAGGCGCATATCTGGGACAAGAACCCCTCGGCCCAACTCCTGACATAGCCCTTGTGGGTGTCGGACTCAGGAAGCCAGACACGGCCAGTCGCAAAGATGCTGGCGGTGATCTGGAGCCTCTGCATCTTGTCAGCGCGACCCGGGTTATAGGCACGCACGGGCAGGTGGGCATACCGCAGTTCCTGAATCAGGGAGATGCCTGCCGCCTTGTCCTCCACGAGAATCAGGTCTGGCCGCTTGGCATCCCTGCCTTCGCCATAGGACACACGCCACTCCTCCAGCACCTTGGGCTTGAGTTTAGGGAAGGACAGGTGTTCAGCCCAGCAGTCGATCAGAAGCACGCTCATAGGCCCGTCCTGCGGCTTAAACACGCCCCATGTGGTCATGGCCGTCGGGTCGTTGTGTTCCTTCTCTGAGAAGGCGCAGTCATAGGACTGCACGATGTACTCAAACTTAGGGAAGGGCTTGTGCCCCGGCCACAGTTTGAACATATCGCGAGACACCACCTTGCCGTCTTCGAGGTCGATGATCTGGCCCATCACCTCCTGCTCGTACAGTTTGGAGCCACGGTAACTCTCCAACTGCCGCTGGAATGCCTTGTCTAGGTTCTTGGCGTTGTCAAAGGTGCTGGCGCGGGCAACCACCACATCGTCACCCTCACGGCCAACCAGATCAAGGATCAAGTCCTTGGGGCGCGGTGTCGTGGTCACAATGACACGCGGGTGGCTGTGGGGCTTGTCGTCGGGCTTGATACGCAGGCCCAGCATCATGTTGTCCCACGCCTCGTTGGGGCCAAGGTAGGTGAACGCGGCCAACTCATCACACCAGCAGAACGACGAGTTGATACCGCGCAGGCGGTCATACGAGTCTGCTGACACACCGCGTATCTTGGAGCCGTTTGATAGCCTGATCAGGTGATCCTGCTTGTTGTAGTCAACCACCAGCGCCTCTGGGATGCAGGCCAGCAGGCCAGACGGCCCTTCAAAGCAGGTGAACTTCAAGTCGCCACTGGTAGGGGCCAGAACGATGCTCATGGTCTTAGGGTGCGTCCACGCCCACCACCACAGGGCTTCTGCGGCACTACGAGTCTTCCCGGCCCCACGGCCTGCCAGCATTAAAAAAATCGAGTAATCCAGATGCAGGTCGGGCGGTATCTGGTATGCGTGTGCCATCGCGATCCACTTGGCGTGGGCGATGAAAGCGATTCGGTTATGTTCGGGCAGAGTCTCGAACTCGGCCACCGTCTGGTCATCGAACAGGTCAGCCAGCACGCTTGGTCATCTCCATGTTGCGGATGATCTCCTCAAACTTACTGGCCGTCGCATCTTGCGTGGCAATGGGCGCCCCACCTTCAACACCCTCCAACGCCACACGGTCGCCGTACTTCTTGGGCTTGAGTTTCATGGCCGTCCACTTACGGGCCTCGATGCGGTTCTTCTGCCACAGCAGGAAGGCGCTGTCCAACTTGTGGTCGATCACCTTACCGTCACGGTCGGTCACCACAATGATCTCAGGTTGCTCGTCGGCGATCTCGATGATCTCGTCAGCCAAAGTGTCAGCCTGCTCCTCTCGTGCGCGTGTGTATTGCTCCGCAAATGAGGGGTAACGCAACAACCACTCGTAGATCGTAGACTGCGCTGGAAGCACTCCCTGTGTATCAGCCTTCAGCATCTTACGCAGGCTCATACCCTCACTCAATCCAATACAGATGATGTCTGCCACCTTCTGGTCGAATACCCTGCGTGGTGTTCTCTTGGGCTTATTTGCGGGCGTAGGAGCCTTCGTAGCCTTTGCGGCTACCTTGGCCTTCCCAATGGCTTTCGCGGCCTCCTGTGCCGCTCTAGTGTTCTTTGCGGGCCTCTTTGGCCCCTTCGGTGTTTCTGGCATGACCCATATTCCCCATAGTGTCGATTTCTCTCAGTGTAATCGATTCGCTTATGGTTCGCCAGTGTGGGCTGTTGATGTGCGGGGTCTGCTCCCATCAATACGACGATGACACCCTCGCAGGAATTCCCAGACAACAGGGTGACACACACCAACACGACTGGGGACTGCGAGGGTCACAG